CCCTCGGGAGGAGCAGCCTTGCTGCCTCCATTCAACCGGGAATCAATACCGGCGAGAAGGGTCTATGATGTACCAGGGTACAGCTCCGATTGGAAGTTGGGTTATCCCCAGGTGAGGTGTCTTTTACTCATCCGAGTGAAAGACCCGAGTCTACTTAATGAGACCCCTTGTTGGGGAATCGAATGATTCACCCTCTTGGTATGGAGGATGTCGCCTCCTTAAATCAGGGTTGCTACCCTTAGCCTATGAGGGAGAATCGGGGTGATTCTCCTGACTTGGGGCTCTGCATTGCAGAGACTCCCTCAGTCTAATCCACTGACCCCCGCCTCAGGGGCGCCTACGGCCCTCCCGAATGGGAGCATACCGAAGCGGTCAAACGGATTAATTAAATAATTAATCATGTTAAACCTACTTGTCCGTCTCTTGACGATGACTCGCCAGAGTAAGATAAGAGGTGCAACACGCTTGACTAGGCGGCTGCGTCTAACGACGCAGCAACGGCTAATCGCATTATGCATCAGCATCGTGCGGTTAGCAGTCGGAGGGATGACGCGGGATAGACTCAGAGCCATTTACTCATTCTCTAGGGTAGTGATCCTTCTTTATAGAACCCGGGGCCAGAAGGGTCTGGTCTTGTGGTTAAAAGCCGCTAATGTCTGTCTTATGACAGCCACTGGTGGTTCTCCGAAGAAGGACAGTCGGGACGTTGGTGCATTTGTAGCGTTATCACGGAGCGGTTTACCGAGGTTAATACCCTCGTTACACCGTCACCGGATACGGCGCGGAGATGATCAACTTCTTCGACTGTGGTTATCCCTCTTCGGTCTCTTTAGGGTTCTGAAATACCCTGCAGAGATCAAGACGGAGACCATAACTCGTCCCGGAGTAGATCTCTCAGTCGCATTCGTGTCCTCTTGGGAGACATGGTTGAAAGACCATTTCTTCAAGGGGCTCGAAGGTGTTACTGATGAGAACTATAAAGGGATGAACCCGGCACTATTACCTGCACCCGAACTCCTCGCTCTTGCCCAGAGTGGGGCTTGCTCCAAACCTCAGATGAGTAGTTTCTCATCGAGAGCTTGGGCAGCCTACATTTGGGTGACCGGAGCGATGCACGCACCAGGCCCTAAGCATAAGGGTCGTGTGATTCCCCCCAATTGGGGTGAATCACTTCCGTGGTACTTGCATTATTGCGGTCAATACGAAGGAACCCAATCTCTTTGGACGAAAATGGAGGCCGTGGCATCATATGATCCCACGGGGTATCCGTTCGCAGGGAGATTGGCTACTAAGTTGGAGGCAGCGGGTAAGGTTCGTGTGTTTGCCATGGTGGATTACTGGACTCAGGTTGCCCTGAAGCCGTTGCACGACAGTATCTTTGCCTTGCTAAAGGAAATACCTAGCGATGGGACGTTCGATCAGCATAAGCCTGTTAAGGCTTTGATCAAGCGCTCCAAGACTGGGTATTTAGCAAGCTTTGACCTGTCTGCGGCGACGGATCGGCTACCAGTGCGGATCCAGCAGTCCATTCTGGCGGTGATGTTTAATCCTAACTTTGCTCAGGCCTGGAAGTCCCTGTTGGTAGATCGCGAATACGCGCTTCTACCATCGGTTAGGGATCGTCCGGACGATCCGATTCATCTTTATGATGAATCATCGCGTTACCGGTACGCGGTTGGCCAGCCCATGGGGGCTTACTCGTCTTGGGCAATGTTAGCCTTAACTCATCATGCGATAGTGCAGTTTGCTGCTTTTAGAGCAGGGGTAGATGGTTGGTTCAAGGATTATGCTGTCCTTGGTGACGACATCATCATTGGGAATGATGATGTCGCGAAGCACTACCTGAGGGTGATGGAGATCCTGGGCGTTGAAATCGGATTAGCGAAGTCTCTGATTAGTACGAACAAATCAGGTGAGTTCGCGAAAAGATTTTACCGCTCAGGTGTGGACGTCTCTGGTTTACCATGGAACTTGTGGCTTATGTCTCAGCAGTCGCTGAGTGCATGTGTCGCAATGTGCCAATGGTTAAACCTCGGATGGACACCCTCGCTATCTCAGGCAATGGCAGCATTTGGGGTCGGTATGAAGAATATGGCTCGACTAGGTTCTACCTGGGAAACTCTTCCTAGGCGCCTAGCTGCGCTCATAGTCATCATAACGCACCCAGATTCCAAGACCGCCTTCTCCAAGGCAAACTGGCTCGAGTGGGTAGGGTGCCGAGGACCTCAACTTCCCCAAGTCTGGGGAGATGAGGCGTCGACCTGGGTCTCTCCATGGATGGATTCGCTCGTAGAGCTAACCAACCAGTGTGAAGAGGTCCTAGATCGGCGACACAAGGACGTATTCTTTTCGGAGCATACGACCTCTGTGGACCCCGTCATCCAAGCCATTCTTACCAGGACTAACGCTGAGTTAGTCGTTTTGGAGCGACGGATTGGTGTAGTCCGTGATACCATAACCCACTTCCATCGCCTCGGGATTTCTCTTCAGGCGCGGCAGATTTCTGCCGTTATGTATCAAGAGATACGTAAGCTAGAGAATTCGGTGGCGAGAATTCCTCTTCCTATCTCTGAGCTCTCAAAAGCTCGGGAGAAAGAATTGGAACCTCGCTTTTCCGATCTCTACCGCCTTTGGAAGAATATCCGAGTGCGAGGATCAAATACTTTCGGACTCGGGATACCGGAAGGTATCCCACGGATACGCCCTACATCTGCTCCTTATCCAAAGGAACTAGAGGTTGATTAGGACGGCCACACTGCTCGGTCTACACTGTATCCACTGTCACCAGTTGTTGGTGAGGTAATGGCTTACCAGATTGCTGATAAGTTACAGTGCCCGAGTATGTGTGTTACCGTAACGTCTTCCTCGACCTTCTTTCGTAATCCTTTACGATAGGTAAGGATACGGTGTCCATACGTTGGGAGTGATCCCAGTGTCACTGGCCCTCTTCTGGTGAGGGGAGGTGGGGGAGTCCGCGGAACCGAGAAATCGGGGTGTTTGGTTAAGGTGGGGGTATGACCTATCCTCCCTGGCCATTAGCAACGGCCAGGGCCCCCGGGAGGGGGGCTAATCCTTCTGACGCACTCCTTATCGCCTCTCAATTGAGGTTGGGTCATTTGGCCCTTCCAATAAGGTTGAGATTGCGTAAGGATTAAAATATAGTGAGCATGTTTCAGCTCTGTCAGGACC